ACTACAACAGCTTTAGAATATAAATTTTATATGAGAGAAAATTCTGGTGGAGATATAAGAATGACCTCAACTGGACCAGCAAGTATAACTGCTATGGAGATTGCTGGGTAATGGCTAAACCGAATCTACAAGAAATCCATGTTAGCCTGGAAAAACATATAGCAGTGTCAGATGAGCGATGGATAGAAACAATCAATCGTATAAAAAGATTAGAAGCAATAATGATCTCAACTGCTGCGGCAAGTTTGTTGCTGCTAGTATCAATAATTATTAAATAGGTTTGTCATGCCATGTTGGAAATGCTTGCGGCAGCTAATGCTGCATTTGCGGTTATCAAAAAAACAGTTGAAAATTCGAGAGATATAGCAAACGCTGGGGCGGCGATCTCAAAATTTTGTGCAGCTGAAGATCAACTCAGGAACGATTTACACAGAAAAAAAAATAGTATTTGGACAAACTTTCTAGGCAAACAAGATTCAGATCTAGAAGAGTTTATGGCGTTAGAACAAATAAGAAAGAAACAAGATCAGCTGCGTGAGTTCATGCAGCTTTACGGCAGAGCAAATCTTTATACAGATTACCTGGCATTTTGCGCTGAAGCTAGAAAGAAAAGAAAAGAAGCAGCCATAGCTGCCCAAAAACGAAAAGAGAAAATTCAAGATACTGCATTAAAAGTTCTTTTAGCTATTTTAATTACTGCATTATGTGCTGGTGTTGTAACTGTCCTGGCAATAATCGCTAAGAAAAAAGGTATTATATGACGGCTTTTATGTTGGCTTGCTATCTATCAGGAGATCTGAGTGCAAAATTGCATTTTCGTAATGTGAACGATTGCTTGTATTATTCTAGATATCTTGGTGATCAAACTTACGATAGTGCAGATGGTAAACAAATTATTTATGAATGTATTTGTAAGGTAGTTCCAAGAGTAGATCCAAAAAAAGTAAAGGTTTATTGATGCAGAAAAAGTTACAGAAAGAATCAATATACGCTGAGTACGATGAAGATGGTGATGGTATAGTTTCAGATGAAGAATTAAGCCATGTTACTGAAATAAAAAAACTAGAACATGATCTACGAAAACAAAGGGCGCAAAGACGTATGGCAACTGCAAGCCTGGTTGCTATGGGTGTATTTACTGGTGCGATGTTTTTTGTCGATCTCGAAAGAGTTAAGGCACTTGCCGATATATCTAATCTTTTTTATATCACTGGCGGTGGCATCGTTGCTGCTTATATGGGAGCTTCAGCTTTTATGAATAGGAAATAATTATGTTACAATTTCTAACACCGCTTGCATCCCTAGCTTCTAGCTTTATGGAATCAAAGATAGAGCAGACAAAAGCAAAAGGTGCCGTAGCAAAAGCAAAGGCAGAAGCTGAAGCAGAAGTAATGAAGACAGCTGCAACTCATGATAGTAAATGGGAACTAATCATGGCGCAGAGTACCCAGGGTTCCTGGAAAGACGAAATAATTACTGTGATTGTTTTGATACCAGTGATACTTGTGTTCATACCTGGTATGGAAGATATAGTCAAACAAGGTTTTGATAGATTGAACGAGCTGCCTGATTGGTATCAGAATGTTTTATACGTCACAATTCTAGCTGGACTAGGATTAAAAGGTGTAGATAAATTCAGGGGCAAAAAATGATGTTATCAAAAAACTTTTCTCTAGCTGAACTTACAAAAAGTCAGACAGCTGAAAGAAAAGGTATACCAAATACACCAACAGCTGATCACATTTTTAATCTAACAGCATTGTGTGAAAATATATTACAGCCAATACGAAATGAGTTTGGATCATTTATAGTTTCAAGTGGATACCGTTCACCTGAACTATGTGAAGCTATTGGATCAAAGGCAACCAGCCAACACGCAAAAGGTGAAGCAGCAGATTTTGAGGTAGCTGGTGTAAGTAATTATAAGTTAGCTACCTGGATAGAAGAAAACCTACCATTTGATCAATTAATATTAGAATGTTTCCAGGGCGGTAACAGCGGCTGGATACATTGTTCATATGTTCCTGATGGTAGAAAAGAAACACTGACATACAATAGATCAGAAGGCTATAGAAAAGGATTGTTACATGGCGGTTAATAAAGCTGGTAATTATACCAAACCTGAAATGAGAAAAAGATTATATAAATCTATATTAGGTCGAGCTACTCACGGAACAGCTGCTGGTAAATGGTCAGCCAGGAAAGCACAACTACTAGCTAAAACATACAAGGCAAGAGGTGGTGGTTACAGATCATGAGCCTAGCCAAGTCACAAAGAAGCCTGAAGAGTTGGGGCGAACAGAAATGGCGCACTAAGTCAGGCAAAAAATCAAGCGTTACTGGTGAGCGTTATTTGCCTGAGAAAGCAATAAAGGCTCTTACACCAGCTGAGTATGCTGCAACTACAGCTGCTAAAAGAAAGTCAAAGAAAGCTGGTAAACAGTTTTCAAAACAACCTGAATCAATAATGAAGAAAACTAGAAAATTTAGGAGGATATAATGCCAGGACTAATGAAAGAGAAATTAGAAAGATCTTTGATGGCAAAAGCCAAGGCAAAAGGTTTGAAGGGCAAAGCTGCTGATAGTTATGTATACGGTACAATGACAAAGATAGGTGGTTCTAAATTTGCAAACAAAGCATCAAAGATGGGTTCTGTTAGATCTTCATGAGCAGTATTCTAAAAAGAATGAAGGTCAGTGGTTTTAATAAACCAAAGCGTACACCTAATCATCCTACAAAAAGTCATGTTGTTGTTGCCAAGGTAGGTGACAAAATAAAAACAATACGATTTGGTCAACAAGGAGCTGATACAGCTGGTGCGCCAAAGAAAGGCGAAAGCGAAAGGATGAAAAACAAACGTAAAAGTTTTAAGGCTAGACACGCAAAGAATATAGCCAAGGGAAAAATGTCTGCTGCTTACTGGGCAGACAGAACTAAATGGAGTTGATAATGGCAAAAGGCACACACTTTTTTAAAGATGGTAAACCTTATATGGGTAAGACACATAAGATGGATGGTCAGATACATACTGGCGCTTCACATAGTGCAGCATCCAAACAAGTATTTCATGCAAAGGATTTATCAAAAGCAGCTCAATCAAAAGCAATGTCATTAATGAAAAAGATGAAAGGAAAAGCATAATGTATGGTAAGTCATCATATAGTAAAAAGACCACAATGAAAAAGAAACCTATGAAAAAAGATGGCAAAAAAAAGAAATCCATCATGGGTAAATACAAGTCTTAGGTCGATATCCCACCTCAAAAATCCCCACATATCCTATAGTTAAATAAATTTTGTTTGCATTTTTTTCTATTTTGCCCTTGTAAATGTGACAGTAAGTGTTACATTAGTAAAAGAAGGAGAAAAAATATGAAGAGAATGTTAGAGATAGAAAGGGTAAAATTAGATGAAGCATCTGATTATACTCTTAAATATCATAGACATAGTAAGCCTTTGAAAAGACATAAGTTTACTATTGGTGTTATTGACAGATACAATCCTTCAGACGATTACTTAGGTATTGTTACTGTTGATACTTGTTCAAGTCATGCCTGGTCAAAAAGAAGAGATCACATTGAGATCAGACGTTGTGTTGTTGCTCCAGGTCTTGAAGAGCGTAACAACATTTCAAGTTTTCTTTTGAGAAAAGCTGTCAATGCTTGTTTTGCTTTGGGTTATAAATGTGTTGTTACTTACACTAGACCTTATGAAAGCGGCGCATCATTATTAGCAGCTGGTTTTGTTTTACAAAAAGCATCAAAAGTTTCAAGTGATGACGGATTGTTAACCTGGGTTATTGGTGAAAACTATGATCACAAATCAAGTGGCGAAAAAACCAAACCAGCTTTAGAAGCAATAAAAACAATTAGGAGTGCAGCGTAATGAAACATGATTGGTTACAACCTGAATGGTATTCTTTTAACAAATGGATTGATACCTTTGTTGAAGAAAAAAATCTTGATATTAATTTTACTTTTGAAATTGAGAAAAATGAAGAGCTACACTTAATAGAGCTTTCTAATGTAATATCTTATATTAAGGCTGTTGATCTAAAAACAAAAAATAAAATTAAATCAACATTTGTAAAAATAGATTTTCTAAACGGTGATGTTCTTCACTTTTTCAAATACTTAGCAAGAGGAATAGTATAATGAAAGATCTTAAAGTAAGATATTGGGAAGCTAGAAAGTATTGGGTTATTGATGCAAGGCGTGTGGGTTACTCACACGCTTATGGTAATTTTGCAACTGAGCAAGAAGCGATAGACGAAGCTGCTGCTTTGAAGTCAATGTTTATTCTCGGAGCTTTATCACAAAAAATTCAAATTAAAAATGTACATGAAGCAGCAGATATTTTTATGAGATATCAATACGATAGAGTAAAAAACAATAATGTTTCATTGTCTTTTCAAAAAGATTTAGTCAAATCACTCAAAGTTGTATTGTCAATTAAAGTTGATGCTAAACCTTTTAGGTTACACAATTTAAATATTATGACACAACAAAACAAGGATGAACTATCTGACGTTTTATTGAGGGGTATCCAGGACGAAGGCAAGTCAAAAGCTACAGCTGATAAAAGAATAAAGTTTTTAAAAATGTTTTTGAATTATTGTGTTCGTAAAGGCTGGGCATCTATCAATGTGATGGATAAAGTTTCTTTGAATATGTCAGCTGATGTTGTGGATAGAGCGCCAAGAATACAGCCATCTACAATACAAAGGATTGTGTCGAAGGGTTTACCCTTAGAAAATCAATTAGACAGCTGTATGGTGCTTATATCGCTTGCAACTGGAATGAGACAAGGTGAGCTTAGAGCTTTGTCCTGGTCAAGTATTGATTTTGATAATCAGATAATCAAAGTACAAGCGGCAGTAAAACATGGTACATCAAATATTGGTGCGCCAAAAACAAAGCGTGGTAGAAGATCAATACCAGTTGATGCAAAGACAATCAAAGCATTGAAGGTGCTGAAGCTGCAATCAAAGTACAGCAAAGACAACGACCTGGTATTTCCTAGCTCAAACGGTACACCTAAGTTACAAAAAGTTCTCGATAAATTATTAACAAGAGTTTGTAAAAGAGCTGGTGTTGATAAGATATTATGGGGAGATATGAGACACTTTTATGCTTCAGTGCAACTGTCTAGCCTGGGTGAAGATTGGTCTACTGTAGCTGCCTTGATGGGGCATAGTACTCCAAACTTTACTTACAAGCAGTATGGTCATTACGTTTCTAATGATGAAAAGCAAGATAAGACTAGAACAGCTGCTGCTTCAGCGATATATGGCGGATACTAATCCGCCATATCCATTGCAGATTCAATGCGTAATATTTCTTCTTTTGGTATAAAATATTTGTTTGAATCTTTAATAGTTTTTATTTTCTTTTCATGTATCCATCGATAAATTCTTCTACGATTTGCATCACGGAAATCTCCAAACAATCTGATGGCTACCTCTTTTGGTCTAAATAAAGATTTACCTTCCAGGGAAAGCATCATCATCTCCTATTGGTGTTGAGCTGCTTTGCAACATAGCCTTGCGTTCATCAGGCAAGAATAGATTAGCACTTCCCATTGTAGTGTATGTATCTATTTCTTTTCTTTGCAGCTGTATTGACGGTGATTTATTAGCTATAGCGTAATACTTTTCTAGCTGGTCAACTAGATCCTGGTCATCAATGTTAAACCAAAATCCAACTGATATTTGATCAGTAGCATTTATAGATCCATTTAGTCTAAGTTTACTATTTTTCATATTAGGTGCTGATGCCATTTTGTTTCCTTTCCTTATAAGCATTAAACAATTTTGTATGTAGATTTTTACTTAAATCAGCTAACGATTTTAAGTTATCTGATTCTTGTTGTGTCCAAACTATGAGAGCATTTGGATTCATAGTTTGGATAGCTTGCATCTGTTCCTCTACATATTTTTCAGCAGCTGCAAGTTTATCTTGTTCGTCTTCAGGTTTAGGTTTTGTTTTTTTATCCAACTTTTCTTCCTTCCCTTTTGCTATTTCTATTTCATCAACACTGGCTATTTCACCGCCGTGGATGCCTAAACTAGCTAAAGCACGCCCCCAGGATGAACTCTCACAATTCTCTAGCGCTGATGTTTTATTTATATTACCGCTTCCAATTATCTCTTCAGCTGTACCAGCGCCAACAACAAAACCATTTTTGTCAGTAATTGTTGTCTTTATAACTATCTTTTCACCTGGCGCTGTACCGTAAGTTACAATGTCAGATATTATACCGTAATTAAATCCAGTATGTTTTCTAAAAATTTCTAACCTGGTTGCAACAGTAGTATATTTTTTATTATGAATATCTACGCCTTTTGCTTCTCGTAATTCTTTTATGATATCTATCATTATTTCTTTATCAATCACTACCCTCTACTCCTCTAGTTTCAAATATACCTTTATATTCAGGATTATTTTTCATCCAAAGCCGTGAATAATATGCTTTGTGATGATCATTTATTTTTAATTTTTTTTCGTTTTGCGTGCTATCTTGTATGACAACATTTGTTTCCCAGCGTATGCGTTCCATAATCAAAGCTGCGCCAATCTTTTTCATGCCATTATGTATGCATTCCCTGGTAAACCTATCCCATAATCTATAGACTATAGGATATTGTTTATGAAACTCTAGAAAGCGTGCTTCACGGACATTTCTAGGAACCTCTAATTTATCAAACATATTGGTTTGTATCATGTAATTATCCATAAAAATAAAACTAAAACTAGAAACATAAAAAAACCAAGCAACTCAATTGCTATTTTTAAATAGTCATTCATGTATTTTTTGGCATCTTTGTTTGCTTCCATAAAAGCAAGTTTTAAATATTTTTTATTCATACAAATCTCCATAAAGTTTTTGCTTCTTGTAAAACGTCAGGATGAATATCCCAAGCGTACATATGGCTAAAGTCAGGCTCTACCAGCTGTATTAAATCATTCACTGTTTCAGCTGATTTAAGCTGGTTTTCACGAATACGACATTTAGCTACAATATGATTCCAAATATTTTTAAGAGCTTCAGGCGCTAGTTTTTCGCAATTCTCTTCAGTAAATAATCTAAAGCTAGTTTCATTGGCATAAAGAATTGCTTGAGGTTCATTCTTAAATGCCCAGTATCCAGCAACCTGGCACAAATGCGACCAGCTAGGTTGCGAAGGTAAACTAGCTGATCTTTTACCTGATTTAGTATTAGCTACACTTGCCCAGGTAGTTTTAAGTTCTATTTGTCCATTAAAATCAGGCTTGCCGTTATACTCTAATGCTAGACCTGGAACAGCAAACATATAATTACGTTCGCCTTCTAGCTTGTTGATACGCATTTTATTCTGCGCTTCATCTAAACCTTCCAATGCATTTTTAAATACATCAGCAAAACTATTGACACATAAATCAAGCTGCAATTCATCCTTGCCATCATCCCAGGTTTTAGGATTGTATTCGGCAAACATTTCTTTACCAGCATCAATACAATCTTCTATCGTATCTGCTTTGTTATTGATTCTGTAATCTTCAATTAAAGTTTGAACAACACGACCAGCTGTCATTTTAGCTGCGTCATTAGTATATTTTTTGATTTGTTCTATAGCGTGATCTTTATCACCATCCTTTTCACCTTTTACAATAGACCAGGCTATATCGAGCTTTGGTCTAATTATACATTTGTCAAAGTATGTTCTACATACTGGTCTACTTTCAGGATTAGAATGCCATAAGTAGTTTTTATTTGATGCCCAGCTGGGCAGTGTAGGGAACTCCATGTACTAAGATACCTCCTAAATAGAATTGCATTTTTTAAATAAGTGACAGTATATGATATAAAAGTCAAACAAATAATTTTAAATTTAATTTTTAAATTGACCGTAACTGTCAAAAAGATATAATCCACAACATGACATTGATTGAATATAAAGAACAAAAAAACTTAAGTTATGCTAAATTAGCTTCGTTGATAGGTGCAAGTCATGCAACGATTGCCAGGCGTTTTTGTCTTCCAAAAACACATAAAGATAGGATGATACCAAGCGCAAAATATATGACTGCAATTATGACAGTAACTGACGGAGCTGTAACGCCTAATGATTTTTACCGTGTAGATTAGCATGAAAGAATACCAATTTCATAAAATGGTTGTGGATTGGTTAGACGCTGCGCTACCCAGGGGAGCTATATATCATCATTCACCAAATGAAGGTAAGCGCCATGTAAACTACCATGTCAAAATGAAAGCTATGGGTATGAAGCCTGGCTTTCCTGATCTATGTATATTTGTACCACAGAGATACTTTTGGGATGGCGTGCCGTGCAGTATATTTCTAGAGTTAAAAAGACCAGGCGGTAGAACTACACCGCAGCAAAAGAAGATGCATGAACAGCTCATAGAAGCTGGTGCAGCTGTAGCTGTAATAGATAACTTTGCAAAGATGAAATTATTTTTATCAAACTTAATTGAGTTAAAAGACAACACACAAATGCAGATGATCGAGAAACTTGCCAAGGAGCTTGGTGCATGAGCTGGAGAAAAATTAAATGCCTTCTTTAAAAACAGCTATGAAAATATCAGGGTTTAATTTCAGAAACGATCGAGAAAAAGATGATTTTTATGCAACACCCCCTGAAGCTACTGAAGCACTTTTAAAATTTGAATCTTTTGACGGCAAGATTTATGAGCCTTGTTGTGGTCAAGGACACATATCAAAAGTATTAATTAAACATGGTTACGATGTTGAAAGCACGGACTTAGTCGATAGAGGTTATGGACAATCACATATTGATTTTTTGATGGAGCTTCAATCCAGGGATAATATTATAACTAATCCACCATACGGCAGATTGTTGATGCAATTTGTTAGACAATGTCAGCACTTATCAAAAAATAAAATAGCTTTGTTACTCAAGCTCACTTTTTTAGAAGGTCAAGAACGTAAAACTTTTTTTGAAATATACCCACCAATTAGAATTTATGTGTTTTCAAAAAGATTATCTCTTATGAAAAATGGTCACAGTTATGATGGTGGTATGATGGCTTTAGCTTGGTTTGTTTGGGAAAAAGGTAACAAAAATAAGCCTTTAGTGAGTTGGTTATGAACTGCCCAATGTGTAAAAAATCTACCCAGGTAAAAGATAGTCGATCTTTCGATGATAACCAGGTTAGACGCAGAAGAGTATGTATAGGCTGCAAATATTCATTTTATACCCTGGAGACAAGAGAAACTGAAAAAATAAACGTAAATAAGCTGCGTAGAGGTGTCAATCAGGTTACCAGTGGCATGATTAGACCTGGTAAAAAGAAAGTCTTACCAGCAAGGCTCCAAGAGCCAAGAACAAGGTATGATGAATTTGAAGAGTTTGATGATCATGAAATTATAGATTTAAAGGAGTTAGGCATTGATTAAACCACAACAACTAGCAAAAGAAGCTGCTGATATACTTGAACAGCGTGGCAAACAGTATGGAGATTTTGAAAAGGTATTTACAAATTTTGCTGCAAGAATCACTTTAGTTTTGGCTAATAAATTAAAAGAGGATGTAACACCAGCTGAAGGTGCAAGAATTTTAGATGAACTAAAAAGCACTAGGTGGGATGTAAACGGTTACAAAAGGGATCACGCAGTAGATGGCGGTAACTACAAATTTATAGCTGGTGCATTGGAAGAAAAAAAATGATTGACAATAAAATTGAAAAAAATAAAATCGTCAGTAGACAGTCTATACAGCAAAGTTTACGTCACACCTTGGCTAAAAGTATAGACAAACTCCAAGTAAAAAATATTAGTAAAGAAAATAAAGTAAACGATGCGGCAAACTTTACTGTAAACTCTACTGTCAGGCAGAACGCCGTTCAAAATATTGTTAGTAAAACCACCAAAAATTTTAATGTAAATTATCGTAATGCTAAAGAGCGTAGAAGAACTGATGATATGCAGTTTCGTTTAGATAGAATACTGCGCAAAATACGTCCTAATTATTCAGAACAAAATTATATACAGCTGTTGAGAAATCTCCAGGAAGCATCGTTTTACGAGAAATATGATTTTATAATAGAGATGGAAAAGACACTTGCCAAACATAACAGAATTACATAATCAGTTCCTAGAAGCAGCTGAGACAGATAGAAAGCTACCTTCTGTTATTAGAAGGACTAAGATGGCATTTTGGGTTGATTATGTAAAAGATTGGAATAGCTACGGATGGGATGGTAAGTCAGAAATGAGATTGTCAGCTACAAATGCAGAGATAGATAGATATGATAAGATTGCTGATTATCTAGCGTTGATGGAAGAAAAAGATAGAAAGTTAGTTTGGGCAGTTGCACATTCAGCTGCATACCGTGATAGAGGTGTTCAATGGTCTAAGTTAGCTAGGATATTACGCCTTAATGATCCTAGAATTGTAAAGCGTAGATATCAGGATGCATTGATTAAATTATATTATAAGTTAGAAAAAAAATGACGAATGTATCAAAATTAGGTATATTTAAGTTAAAATAGCACTAGATGTAGTTGTATGTCACAACAAGACAATCCAAAATTAGAAATATGTTATATCCATAAAGTTGCAATTGTTAATGGATATTGTCCAGTTTGTAAGGTTAGTTATGGCAAAAGTAGTAAACAAAATAATAATGCAGAACATAGCCAATCGGTTAGCCAACGGTGAAAGCCTGGTTACTATTTGTAAGACTAAAGGTATGCCTAGCTATAGATCTATTACAAGAGCTGTCCAGGATGATGAAGAGCTGTGGGAGATTTACCGTAAAGGTAGAGTAATGCAAGCTGAATATTTTTCAGATTATATAAATGATCTAGCTGTACAACCTTTGCCTGAAAGCACCGATAATAGATTGCTGAATGCTGAAGTACAAAGAAGGCGTTTAGAAATAGATACATTGAAATGGACGTTAGCTAGAATACAGCCTTATGGTCTTAGAGATAAGAAGGATGAACCTAGTGTGGCTACTGAGAATAGTATTACATTAAGCTGGGATAACGGTGAAGTTAAAGTAGGATGAGCCACGAATTAACAGTCACATTCCAGGATAAAAAAGGTAAATGGATTGTAGCTCCTTCAGTATTTGAAGGTAAAGATAAACCATTGTCAGAAGATAGTGTTGCTAGATTATATGATCAAGGCAAAGTAAAAGCATTGAGTACCTTTGATAGTTTAGACAAAGCAAATGTTTATGCTAAGAAAAGAAGTAAAGCTGGTCATGGATCAGTTATGAAAAGAGCAAAGATAAAAGAGTAATTGCTATATATAAAACATCCTCTGCTTGTCCTAGCTACACGCACGAGGAACCAATGCCAGGCTGAACGACTTTGAAGTTCGATGTCCTGGAATACTGTAACTGAGGGTAGCCTTCAAATATTTATTGTAGGATGATCTATTGTTTGCAAAGTGTTTGCAAAAAAAAGGCAAAATTCCTACAGCAACACCCTATATACCCAAAGGTACGGCGCAGACTCTACATACGTAAATACAGATTGGAGAGTGTCTTACACTCATGCAGATAACGATACCCTATAAACCTAGAAATCTTCAGGCTAAATTACATCAAAACCTGGAGCAGTATCGCTGGGGCGTTATTGTATGCCATCGTAGGATGGGTAAAACAGTAATGGCTATCAATCATTTGTTGAGGGCAGCTGTATTGTGTCCTAAGAAGGCGCCTAGATATGCGTATCTAGCACCGACATATAGACAAGCAAAGGCGGTTGCCTGGGATTATTTGAAGCAGTTTGCTGGTGGTATACCAGGTATTAAGTTTCATGAGACAGAATTACGTTGTGATTTACCTAATGGTGGACGTATAAGCCTTCTCGGAGCTGAAAACCCTGATAGTTTGCGTGGAATATACTTAGATGGATGTTTCATGGATGAGGTGGCGGATATGCCTGAAAAGGTATTTCCTGAAGTAATTAGACCAGCGCTATCTGACCGTGAAGGTTTTTGTTATTTTGTAGGCACGCCAAAAGGTCAGAATGCATTTTTTGAAATGTATGAACAAGCTACCAATAATGATGATTGGTATACGGCGGTACATAAGGCTAGTGAAACAGCTATATTGAATGCTACTGAGTTGCGTAGTGCCAAAGAAGCTATGACTAGTGATCAGTATGCCCAGGAGTATGAATGTTCATGGGTTGCCAATGTACCAGGTGCTATTTTTGGTAAAGAGCTTGAAGCAGCTATGGAAGAGGGGCGCATATCGAGGGTTCCTTATGATCCAACCGTAAAGGTGGATACGTTTTGGGATTTAGGTGTTGGTGATAGTACAGCTATTTGGTTTGTACAATCAGTTGGTCGAGCTGTTCATTTTATAGATTGTTATGAGAATAGGGGTGAAGGATTGCCCCATTATGTAAATGTTTTATCTAAAAAGAATTATTTATATGGAGATCATTTTGCGCCGCATGATATTGAGGTGCGTGAACTTGGATCAGGTAAATCAAGAAGGGAAATAGCATGGGATTTAGGATTGAATTTCAGGGTTGTACCGAAGCTACCCTTAGAAGATGGATTACACGCAGCGCAAATGTTGATACCCAGGAGTTGGTTCGATGCTGAAAAGTGCAAGCAAGGCTTGGTTGCGCTCCGTCAGTATCACCGTGGGTATAATGAAAGAGCGAGGTCTTTCCGTACTACACCAGTACATGATTGGTCTTCGCACTTTGCTGATGCGTTACGCTACACGGCGGTCGGTATCAAAGAAACGGTTAAGAGTAGTAGACCGCCGCAAATTCATGCCGAAATGGATTACAACCCTTTTCAACAAGTAGGAGTATGATATGGGATTTTTAAGACCTAAACCACCACCACCGCCACCACCGCACC